ATGAACGGTACGCCGTACACCACTCTCGCCTTCGATGCTACGCCGGAAGAGTTCTACGGTCTGCCCATGATGGCCTATGCCGAAGACACGCAGATCGGCATCGTCGAGTCTGTCACCCGCAGGAACGATGGGGTCAAGCGCAACTCCCGCACGATCCTCGGCCGCAAAGGGGAGCAGGCCAACAACCCTGACGTTGGCGAAGACATCGACAAAGCCCGTGACGGCACCATCATCTGGGTTGATGATGTCAACAACTCCTTCCAGGAGATGCCGCAGTCTACTCCCCCTGCAGATCAGTTGGGCCTGGAGTCAGACATGCGGAACTACCAGGAGCAGATCCTCAATGTCTCCTCCCTCACTTCTGGAGGAGGTCCGCGTCGAACCGCTACCCAAGCTGCACTGGAAGCATCGTTCGGCCAGTTGAACCGTGACTGGATGCAAGGCAAGGTCGCTGACATCTTTAAGGAACTGGCCTACAACTACGCTCGGATTATGAGCGACGTACGATATACGCCAAAAGAGTTTCTGGTCAACGTCGCTGAGAATGAGAACGATCCTGTCTTTGAAGCAGTCCGGGGCGATATGATGGCGGCTCGCTTCACTGTCGAGGTCGAAGCGGCTTCCATGAAGCCCATGTTTGAGGAACTGGAGAAGGAAGATGCCCTCGGTCTGGCCTCATGGCTCATGCAGTTCCCGCAAGTGCCGAAGAACGAAGTGCTACGCCATGTGCTGAATACCTTCCGCGTACCGAATCAGGAAAAGTTTATTGGCAATGCCGCCAAGATCGACGCCCAACGCGCCGCCCAGTACGAGAACATGCTCATCATGGGTGGTCAGCAGGTAAAGACCCATCCCGCAGAACAGCACATCACCCACGCCGAAGTCCACAAGATGCTGCCGGAAGATCCGAAATTCCAGCAGTTGGCCCAGCAGAATCCCATGCTGGCCCAGCAGGTCACGCAGTTCCTCCAGCAGCACTTGCAGGAACATCAGCAGTTGCATGAGCAGCAAGCCGGTGGTGGTGGCGGTAACATCGAAGGACTGGGAGCCAGTCGCAATGGTGCGGGTGGTCCCATGGAGAAAGTCCAGCAGCAGGTCGGTCAAGTTACCAGCGCAGTCAGAGGCAACGCCCAGGAGATCTCGCAGCCGGGAGCGGTCATTGATCGGAACCAGAATTGATCTTCATCATCTGCGACCACCAGAAGAACGTCAGCCTCGCCCTCGTCGGGCGAATCGCCAAAGGAGTTTGAGGTGGCCTACAAGGTCAATATCAGAGGTGGTTCCCATCCCCGCCTGGAGGACTACGAATGTTCTACTTGCGGTTTTTTGCAGGAAGATGTTTACTTTTCATCGAGGGATAAGGTCACGCCGACGCGCCCCTGCACGGAGTGCGACGGCACAGCCGACAAACTGATCGCTCATCGCCGGACCAATTTCATCCACCCCAGTCATTCGGGGCTGTATGGAAAGTATGAGCCGGCGCTGGGCTGTGTGGTCGAAGACTATGGCCACAAACAGCGGCTGATGAAGGAACTGAACGTCGAGGAGGCTTCTGATGCCACCGGTGGATCGAAGTCATACTGGCAGCCAGAACCCGGACCTCGTCCCCAAACCGACTCCAACTGGATCGATGATCCAGGGAGTCACTGAGGAAATAAGATGACCGAAGCCGTCCAATTGGACTCTTCTGAAGAGAGTGGAACGACTGACGAAGTAGAGAACGATGGAGTGATCGATCTGGGTGCTGATCTTGAGGCCCCGAGCGAAGCACCGCCCATCGAGGAACCTGCTTCAACAGATTCCGCTCCTGCAGACAGAGCGACCACAGCGGACGCACCAGACCGACCAGCAAGCATCAACATCGATGCCGACCTGGAGTCTATCCCCGAACAGCTTCGACCACTGGCCAGGCAACTGAAGGGTGATTACACCCAGAAGTCGCAGGCCATTGCTCAACAGCAACGGGAAGTAGAGGCGCTCCAACAGCAGCAGCGTATCGCCGCTGTAGAGCAGCAGCAGCAAGGTCTGAGTGCGCGTGTAGATGCAGCCTCACCGGAGGCTGATCCGTTCGCCGCTGTACGTGCCAGGTTGGCCCCTGAAGAGCAGGGTGCCCTCGATACCATGCGCGAGGTCATCAAGGCTGATGTGGGTCAGACGCTGACGACTCAAGGTCAGCAGGTAGAGCAGTTGACCAACGCTGTGCGGCAACTCGCCGTCCACGTTGTTCAACAGGCGACCCAGGCACAGAATGCGACGGCCGTGGCCGCTCGTGAGCAGTACCCGGACATCGATACCTATCAGGCGCAGATCAACGCCCTGACGGCGGTGCCGAATCCGGCCACGAGCAAGAACTACACTCCCGCCGAGGCCTATGAACTGGTGACCGGAATTGCTGGCCAGAAGTCTGCACAGTTGCAGAATGGCCAGAAACAGGTCCGTAGAAACGCTGCAAGCAATGCCTCATCCTCTCCGTCTGTTGCTGCCGAATCTGACTCGGGCGCTCTATCAGAAGCCGCGCTCGTCCAAAAGTTAGAGGCACTTGGCCTGAAGGCGTAGCGCCCAACAGCCAACAAGGGGGCTAATGCCCCAACAGACAGAGGTATTATATGCCTGCTGCAACCAGTAGTGAAACCTGGGATGCGGCGTGGACTCTTACGATGCGTTCGCATCGCAAGCGCCTCACCGACAACATCTCAGACTCGTACCCCACGACCGACAGGCTGAAGAAGTCTGGCGTCATGGAGGTGGAGACAGGCGGTAAGGAGATCCAGGAAGATCTCATGTACGGCCTGGGCAGTTCGGAGTGGTTCGACGGCTTCGACGTTCTCAGCACACAGGCCACGGATGGCATCACGGCGGCTTTCTTCCAGTTCCGCTACAACGCGGTTCCGGTAGTCATCTCCGACACTGAGGACGACGAGTCCCGCAAGAGCGGTTCGGTCAAACTGATCACGGCGAAAGCCAAGCAGTCGATGACCAAGTCGTTCGACACCATCAACGCTTCGCTCCACAATTCACAGTCTGGCAAGTCCATGCTGGGCTTCCAGGACATCTGCGCTGAGTCCACGGGCACCACGCTCGGCGGCATCTCGCAGACCACCAACACCTGGTGGGACAACAAGCGCACCGACTTCAACGGCTCAGGCTACACCTCGTTCCTGACGAAGGTCGCAGATCAGTACGAAGGCGTCATCGCCATGAACACGGTGTGGAACAACTGCGCTGAAGGCAACGACAAGCCCAACCTCATTATCTGCTCCCACACCCATTACGGGAACTACGAGTTGATCTTTGAGGGCACAGGCCACACGCGCTTCACTGGCGCTGGTCCGGGTAACCTCGGTGTCACCGGTGATGTGACCTACCGGGGCGCTCCGGTCGTTCCTGACCGCGACTGCGTCACCGACAATATGTATTTCCTCAACACCAAGTACCTGAAGTTGAAGGTGCAGGCCGGCCGCAACTTCTCCAAGACCCCGTTCCAGCGCCCGAGCAACCAACTCGCTCGTGCTGCGTTCGTGGTATTTGGTGGCCAGTTGGTCACCAATAATCGTCGTCGTCAGGGCGTTCTTTACGATCTGGCATAAACCCTTGCCCCCAAGCCAATGGGGGTTCACACCCTGCCCATAGGGGAAAGGCGCAAGAGCAATGAGTTGGAATTTTGGAGCAGGCCACACCAATAATGGTGCGGCGAGTTTTGGCGGTAGCGTTGGAGGCAGTTTTTCGCAGGGCATTTATGCAGAGTCCTCCACACAGAATGCACCATTAGGTGCTTCTTTGGAATTTGATGATGGACGCAAATTCCGATATACAAAGAGCGCAGGAGCGATTACGATTGGGAATGCCTGTTCCAGCGATTATAGTGATGGCTTGCTGGCCGAACTTGATTCGACCACCACTGTGAGCGCTACTGCGGGAAACGATTACTTCTCTTTGACAGGAAGCGGATCGCAGTTTTCCACTACTGCAAGTTTTTATGCCGGGGGTTACATCGTTTTTACTGATGGTGCAGGTGCGGGTCAATGTTTTCGCATCAAAAGCCATTCCACGGCAAGTTCTGACAAGATTACCTTTCATTTGTATGATGCGCTTGTCACGGCCCCCGTGACGGCGACAGGTGTTATGATCGTTGGGAATCCTTATGGTGCCGTTCTTACGGCAGATGGCACCAGTTCAGGCGCAGCGACGGATTCCTGGGTTGTTGGTTCTAATCCAATAGCGATCACCAGTGGATATTATTTCTGGATGCAAACGCGAGGTATTGGTGCGCTTCAATTTGACGCTGGCACTACCGCAACTCCGCATTACGGAATGGAGTTGGTGATGAGCGATGAGCACGATGGTCTTGTTGAAGCCAAGCTGGATGCACATGATGGGTATCAAGTAGTTGGACATTATGTGGGTTCAACTGGCGATGATAATGAGTACGTCGTCGCGCATTTGTCGCTTGAATAAACCATAGGAAGGGGGCTTCGGCCCCCCTCCTTGTGCCAATTTAATTAGAACGATACAAGGAGAACTGAAATGGCAGCAGAGCAGAAGCTGGATCTTGACGCGTTGGTTGCTGTTCTGAAGGACGCCCCGGATCATGTGAAGTCGCAACTGCGACAGGCTCTCGGAGCCTCGGGCACCATCACGCGCAAGGGAACACCCCAGAACAACCAGGATGCCAAGCGCATCGCTTTCCAGGTCGGGGAGTCGCTGCAGCCTGACGGCTTTGTGCCGAAGCCCTCAGAAGCCCTGGAGCAGTCCATGGGCAAGGAGGCCGCCCAGGAACTGGTAGCCGAGAGATATCTGGCCAACAAGGTCACTACGGGTGCGGTGACGACCTTCACTGCCAGGGACGCCGACCAGATGGTACAGAGCGACAACGTCCCGACGCCACAGGCCAGCAACATGCAGTTGGACCCAGAAGCCATTGCCGACATGGCTGTTGAGTAAATGGCCGACCGCCGGCCCGAACGTAAACGCCAGGAGGTTTCCAACCCTACGGTTCGGGGCCAGCAGGACCAGGCGGTGTCGTTTGGACCACTGGGCCTGTTTGGCCATATAGAGGTCAATTCGATCAACGTGACCGGCGGCTTTGTGCAGTTGCCGGCACTGACGACAACACAGCGGGATGCGCTGACGGCGGTCAATGGCATGGTGGTCTACAACAGTACTGACGACAAGTTTCAAGGCTACGAAGGTGGTAGCTGGACAAATCTGATTTGAGGCAGACATGACGCTTGCACAAGCCATCACCATGACCCTGAACCGAGTGGGGCTGAATCCCACTACCACGGCCTACAAAGACCAGGCACGGCTGTACCTCAACATCGTCGCCAAGCGGATCTGTGGGGAGGTTGGTGGCAAGTGGTGGTGGCTGCACAAGTCTACCACCTTCCTGACGACCAAGACGATGACTGTCTCAGGTATAGCCGGAGGGTCATTTGTCGCGGGAGAAACGGTCACCGGTAACAGTTCCGGGGCAACGGCAGTGGTTGATGCCAACTACGATTCGACCAACTACCCGACGGCACTGACGCTGCACACGTTCTCCGGCACGTTTGTCACCGCTGACAATGCCCTGAGCAACGGCACTGGTGTCTCTGCGGCCTATGTCTCTCTCGCTGTGACTCAGACCTACGCTCTTGCTGCAGATGTATTGGTGCCGCACTCTTTTGTGGATGTGACCAACGACCGAACCATCGTCGCCTCGGGCTGGGACAACATCGATGCGGAAGACCCGGACAGGGACTATGAGACAGACGCTCGGATCTGGTCGCCGGAAGGGGTTGACGCGCTATCAGGGAAGATTCGCGTCAGGCTCTTTCCCTATCACGATACGCCGGGAGACACCATCCGTTACCGCTACCGAGGCTTCATTGTTGACTGGACTTCCGGTGATGACTCAACGGAGTTGGACAGATATCTGCCCGAGATATTCCAGCCGGCGTTACCTTTCGGTGCGGCTGAGATGTATCTGCAGGAGAAGGGTGACTCTGAAGCGGCCGGGGAGAACCGGTTTGAATACAACGGCGTCATCGACAGAGGCAAGGAAACGAACCGCACGATCTGGGGTAACCGCACCTGGCGCAGGAATCGGGGTGATGACAACAACCAGTTCGTTCTCGCAGATGGTAGCCTGACGGCGGCAAGTTAATGGCAATCAACGGCCAAGATATACAGTACGGCCCCTGGACAGGGGGTGTCTGGTACAGCAAGCCTGAAGAGGACGTGCGTGAGGAGGAGTTGTCCTCGATGGAGAACGTCCGCATCCAGCCTGCAGGGGCCTGTGAGAAGCGTCCCGGCACCGCGTCCTATAAGTCTGCTCCCAATATCGCCACCGACCCGACAGTGACGATGCTGGCCGAGTTCGTTGTCCCGCCCAACGACACCTATGTGGTGATGGTCTGTGACACGGCATTCTACCTCTACTCAGGCGGCTGGTCTGACATCACCAACGGGCTTACGATCACCGCAGGGGACGACAATACCTTTGAGTGGGCTGTAGATGAAGGTACCGGCGTTTTGATGATGACAAACAATGTCGATGTGCCCATCAAATACGGAGGCCCCAACAAGGACTTTGGCGGCGGCGCAGGCATCCCGGCGGTAGTGGATGTGGATTCCCGGTTCACCACTGCAGAGCATGTAGCCCACTGGGACAACAGAGCTTGGTGGGGCAACGCTGATACGAACTATGACCGGCTGTGGTATACGGACATCGGTGACATCGATACGGTAGGTGCCACATCCTTCTACCAGTTCGGTCATCCCATCACGGCTCTGGTGACGGCGCGGAATGCACTGACCGTGCATACTACGGGTGGCATCTTCACCATGATCCCCACAGGGAACTCACAGATCCCCTACCAGCAGCAGCAGAGAACCTCACGGGCGGCGATCAATGGTCGCGCCAACGTCGTGCTGCCTGGAGACATCCAGTTGATCCTCCGCAAGGACGGTATCTACCAGTGGGATGGTGGGGACGATCTGGAGAAGAAGTCTTTTGCTCTCGATCTGGGGTACTGGCCGGAACTGGTCACTGATCGATTGTCGCAGGCCTTTGCTGTGTATTACCCACTGGAAGCAGAGGCGTGGTTCTGGTTGCCTTACGGTACGTCCCAGACAGAGATGAACCACATCATGGTCTACTCACAGCGACACGACTGCTGGTTCGGCCCCTACACAGGCTCCACCAGCCACTTCTTCCGTAACTGCGCTGCCTTGGTAGACCAGAAGCCTCATGCCGGGACGCTGTCTACTTCGGGTGATATTGGCGGCAAGATAGAGGATCATGCGCCGGTTGACGTCTACAACGACGACGATGACACCGCCGGCGGCACAGCGATCCGATCCTACTTCCGCACCGGCGCTCCTGCTCCTTCCGGGTCAGCCCAGAGAATCCGTTGGTTGCACACCCGCACCTACTACGATTCAACCGGCAACTACGATGTGACAGTGACGCAGGAGTCTTCTGGCGTATCCGGTACCACCGAGACAGTCAACATGGCTGGTGGTGGGTTTTTGCTGGACACTGACAAGACTGATGAAGGTGAACTTGGGACGGTGCGGATGCTGGCCCAGGATACAGACCTGAGTGAGTATGACCCTCACTCGTCACTGAAGTACACGAACAACAGCATCGATCAACTATTCCGCATTCGCCGGTGCCATCCCGTATTCAAGGTGCTTGGTCGTAAGCGCAGGGTTACTGCAGGAGTCTCCTAATGGCCCAAAGTCCTTTCTTCCTTTTCAAAGACCCCTCAAAGGTTCAGTTTTCTGGTAGCACCTCCCTGACGGGCAACCAACTGCGAGGCTTTGGTGGCTTTGATCCTCGCATCTCTATTGGCGGCAGCCATACGGCAGGAACTGGGCAGTATACCCCGGCGGGTACAGCGTTACGGGACGTGTTCTTTGACGGCACGCGTGTTGGCTCGACCAGCGACAGGAATGTGTTTGAGGCTCCCAGCGATCAGGGGTTCAGTCTTTACTCTGGTTCCACGGGAGCCAACAGCCAATATCAACCGATCAGCCGAAATGAAGTGTCAAACGACACCGGCATGGCAGGGGTGGGAGGTCCGGATAGCCCCGCCTTGACCATCGACCCCCGCACAGGCCGGCCTATATCGTCGAGCAGCACGACCGTAACAGCATTGCCTGGCGGTGACGATGCGTTGTCTACTGACAACACCACTCTGACAACCTTCCAGCCAACCAACGACATCTTCGCCCATGTTAATAATCCGGCAGTTAAAACGTTTATCAACAGGAACTTTCCAGCTGAGTTTTCCAGCCAGAACGCCCGTGTCGCTTTCCGCAATCTGGCGGGTGATCCTGTAGCCCGGATACTGATCAATGGTGGGACGCCTTCTCCAGAGCAGATGGCTGAGTTCCGCACCAAGTTCGTTTCCGAGATGGAGCGTTCAGGAGAAACCGCCACTGGCATCATCAACGTGCTGACTGGTGGTGGTGGATCAGGCGTGTTGGACTTCTTTGGCAACAGAGGCTCCACTCCGAGGTTCTCCCCGGAACAGACCCTCGACAACCTCTTCGCTGAACTCGGCAACACCGGTCTGACCATAGGTCCGGGAGCAGGGCAGATCTCTCTGCCTGACATCCTCGGAGCCTTGGGCAACATCGGCCTGACCATAGGCGAAGGAGCAGGGCAGATCTCCTTGCCTGACATCCTCGGAGCCTTGGGTAATATTGGCTTGAGTATTGGCGAAGGAGCAGGACAGATCTCCTTGCCTGATATTCTTAGCGCCTTGAACATTCCTGGTCTTTCCTCCGACATCAGTTCCGGTATCCTCGGCGGGTTGGGAGGTTTGGATGAGGACATCTTGAAAGGCCTCGACATTCCCGGCCTGACCTCGGGCATCAACGCCGGCATTCAGGGCGGCATCACGCCTCTCACCGGTGAAGACTTTGGCATCCCCGCCATCCGGGAAAGCCTCTTTGGCGAAGATGGGTTGGAGTCTCTCATTGGTGACTTGAACCTTGATGACCTCGCTTCAGCCATCGGCCTGCAAGGTAGTCGCATCAGCGGGGCCGGGGGCCTGTCGCAGCAATTAGGCAACCTCGGCTTCAACCAAGGATTCCTCAAAACGCTGGGCACTACGGAAGACACACTGGGTGGCCTGTCGCGTGACTTAGACGAACTGGGCCGCTCAGAGATTCCCGGCCAACTGAACACCTCTCTGCGGGCTTCTCAGGGCGTATTGGACGATATCCTTGGCGGGTCGTTCGGAGGACAGGGGTTCGGCTTTCCCTTACAGCAGACCGGTCTGGCAAAGGCTCTCGGTCAGGGCGGCGATCTCAAGTCGCTGCTGGAAGGCATCTCCGCACCAGACTTCACCTCGCCACTGCGACAGGCCGGCGAGATCAACGACCTGTTCAGCCTGGGTGGCGACCTGCAGACCAACATAGGTACCGCCGCTGACAGGGTCGGCCCCTTACAGCAATTGCTGCAGCAGTCGGGAACCTTTGGTGGTATTGCTGATGACATAGAGAGAGGGGCTGGCTTTGCTGATCCTCTCAACCAACTGGCTGCGTCAGCGCAGAGCGGTGCCTTTGGTGACATCCCTCGCATCCTTCAGGAGGCTGGAGTCAATGTATCTGGTTTGGGAGTAGATGCTATGCGCGACATTCTTGGTCTTGTTGATGACCAGACTCTGAGTGGAATGTTTGATACGAGATTGGGAGATCGTCTTGGTCTTGTTGATGACCAGACTCTGAGTGGAATGTTTGACACTCGCCTAGCAGGATTGGGGACAGACA